CAAACGATCCTGTGTCCTGAAACTTAAAGGTAGCAGTGAGGGCTACGGAAAGCTACGCGGCTCCGATGATGAGTCTTTCCCATGCCCGCTGCAGACTTCTCAGCACGGACAAATCGGGGCGGAGATAGTAGCGGGCGGTTGTCTTGATGTCGCTGTGACCGAGTTGTCGTGCGACCACTGAGATATCGGCTCCCGCAGCGATTGCCAGAGTGCCGAAGGTGTGCCTGAGGTTCCTTGGCGGCACGCAGGGGAGTTTCATGCGTTGACACCATGACGTGTAATGAGCTGCCACCTGGTTGGCGTTCAGATCGCCGACCAGCCTGCCGGTTCTGCCGTGGCGCAATTGCGCGAGCCGTTTGACTGCGAACCGTGGTAGTGCGACCGTCCGTCGGCTCTGGTCGGTCTTCGGGTCGGTGACCGTTTCATGTCCAGCGACCCATTGCACTGACCTTTTGACGGTCACGGTTCCCCGGCGTAAATCCAAGTCGGCCCATTCAATGCCGACGGACTCGCATCGGCGCAGTCCCGCGCAGACGGAGACCAATAACCAGGCTTCCAACGCGTGACCGTAGAAGCCTTTGAGCAGCCGTCTTACCTGTCTGGCGTCGAGCACGCGCGGCTCATACCGCCGCAGGTGCGGCAGTCTGATTTCACGACGTGTCACGTCATTGTCGGTGACTCCCTTGCGATAGGCGAGTCGGAGTATCGCCCGCAGCACGGCCCACGCCTTGCGCGCGGCGCCGGCCTGATTGAACGAGCCGAGCCACTCCTCGATGTCGTTCGCGGTGATCGACTCCATGTCGACGTCAGCCCATTTCGGCTGGATGTGGCAGCGGTAGGCCGACTCGTAGCCCACCCTCGTGCACTCGCGGAGCTTCCCGCAGGAGGGCCACCAGACCTCATTCACAAACGTTCCCAACAACATTTCAACCTCCAAAATCCCACACGTGGTTATCGCGGCTTCCAACGGTAGCCACGTGTGGGATTTTCCTTTCGGAAGGATTCCCAATGAGCCAGGAAACCATCGTCGCAATCGTTATCGCCATCATCGGCAGCGGAGGCAGCGGCGTGTTCGTCACCTGGATTCTGAGCAAGGTCGACCAACGTCACGATCCACTGCATGAGGGCGTCAGGGAACTGTTGTTCTGCAAACTCGAGGCTCTGTACCGTCAGATGGTCGATGCAGGTGGTGTTGCGAGCATTCCGTTGAAGCAAAGCGCGGAACGAATATATGCCGCTTACCACGGTCTGGGCGGCAATGGAACCGGAACCTCGATGATCCAAGACATACGTGACGCGCATATCGCGAACACAGATTGAAAGATTCAAAAGATTTCCACACCGTCCGTACAAGGCGGACGGTACGGACAGAGGAAAGGAGAGGAATTGAACATCCTCAACAAAGGCAAGCCGAAACACAAGCGCATGAATCCACGCCGACAATGGCGCAAGCTACTGACCGCGCTCGCGGTCGCCATATCCATGGCGGTCGCGCCGGCCGCGATGGCCGACATGAACGGGTACGACATCTCGAACTGGCAGTGCGGCATCGACACCGCGACCGTGCCGGCCGATTTCGTCATCGTCGGCACCACATGGGGTTCCGGCGGCGTGTACGGTGGTTGCCTGTCCAACGGCGTCAACACCGACGCGAACCGTCAGCTCGCCGGCGCCGTCAACAGCGGCAAGGAGACCGGCGTCTACCATTACGCGCGCGGCGGCAACCCCGAGACCGAGGCCAAGTTCTTCGTCGACAACGTGCGAGGATATATTCGCAAAAGCGTACTGATCCTCGACTGGGAGGCGCAGGACAACGCCGCCTGGGGCGACAAGCAGTGGCCACGCAGGTGGGCGCGCGAGGTCAAGCGACTGACGGGCGTGAACCCCATCATCTACACGATGGACTCCGGCTACTGGCAGGTCGCGGGCATGGAGACGGAGCTGAACTGCGGCATCTGGATCGCCCAGTACGCCACGAACATGGTCACCGGTTACCAGACCGCCCCGTGGAACATCGGAGCGCGCGGCGAGGTGATGAGGCAATACACGTCCAACGGCAGTCTCAGCGGCTGGTCCGGACGACTCGACCTGAACAAGTTCCGTGGCGACCGCGCGGCATGGCGCAAGTACGCGAACCCTGACGACAAGGGCGCGGCGGATCTGCCGAGCGTCAAGCCGAAACCTCAGCCCACGACCGCTCCGACGGTCGACCTGAACGCCTTGGCCGCGCGCACCATCCGCGGCGACTTCGGCAACGATCCGGCCCGCAGGCAGGCGTTGGGTGGCAATTACGCGGCGGTCATGCAGATCGTCAACAGTCGCCTCGGCGGAGGTTCCGGCGGAACGGCCGCCACAGGTTCGCGTAGCGTCGTGGTTCGTTCCGGCGACACCATGAGTGCGATCGCCGCGAGGACCGGACTCCAGCCGGTGTCCGCCTGGCGTGTACCGAGCGGTGACGTCAATCGGATCTATCCGGGGCAGACCGTCACCTATGGCGGCGCGTCCGCGTCCACCGCTTCGAGCGTGGTCGGAGGCCATGTGGTTCGTTCCGGCGAAAGCCTGTGGAGCATCTACGGCTCCGGCTGGCAGTCGGCTGCCGCACGCAATGGCATCCGCAGCCCATACGTTATCTATCCCGGACAGTACCTGCGCTGAAACTCCCGTTTCCACGACTTTAAGCGTTGTGGAGACGGTTGCCGCAATGTTTAAGGAGGTGAAAAATGGATGAATCCAATAGCCCGCAATCCGATTACCTACTGCCGGGCAGGGTATACGACATACTCAAGTGGCTCGCGTTGATCGCTTTGCCGGCCGTCGCATGGCTCGTCGGAGCGGTCGGCCCGCAATGGGGACTGCCACACTGCGGCGAACTCGTTACGACCATCAACGCGATCGGTTTGTTCGTCGGTGCGCTCATCGGCGTGAGCCAGCTCACGTTTGTCAAGGCCGACGAGGACGGCCAGTGATTAATTTTCTGACGTGAGACTCGAACTCGCCCCTCTCTCAGCTTCTATGCTGGGGGAGGGGCCTTTTTCATTTTCCGATGGAAGGCTGCGCGGTTCGACCACATCGACACGATATCGACACGATGACAGTTGCGAACAGTTAATTTCAACAAAGCGAACCACTGCGTATCGTATTGTCACGAACGTTGGAATTTCAACGTTCTTGACAATGCTCACACCCGGCTACGCTCAGTCATGCCATGCCCGAATATAGCAGAATGTCGCAGGTTCAAATCCTGTCAGCCCGACCGGAAGCCTTGGAAACATTACGTTTCCAAGGCTTTATTTTTTCTTGGCCGTAGGCTATCGACACGATTCGACACGATGACCGCGCAACCTCCGCGTCTAGACGGTCTTCAACTGTTCAGCGCGCAGCTCGCCAATCGCGTCCGCCACATCGTCCAATCGTTCCGGCCAGAGAGCCGTGTATGTGTTCAGCGTGATGCTGGGTGAGGAGTGGCCGAGCTGCATCTGTAGGGTCTTCACATCCGCGCCTTGAGCAATCGCAAAGCTCGCATAGCTATGCCTCAAACTATGGATGGTCACGCCCTCGTCCTCCATGCCGGCCAGTCGGACGGCCTTTCGCCAGACACGCGTCCGCCACGTGTTCGTCCACAGGTTCCCGCCTCTTGCCGCGCGGAACAGCCAGTCGTCGTCGCCCATGCCCTCCATCTGCCGTTCGATGGACGGTATGAGGAATCTGGGTATGGCGATGCTGCGCGGTTTGCCGTTCTTCGGCGTGCCCAGCACAAGCCTGCCTTTGCCGTCGTCGGTCCAAGTGCGGCGGATGCGCGCCCTGCGTGATTCCACATCCACGTCGCCGCATTTGAGTGCCAGCGTCTCGCCAATGCGGGCACCGGTGTATGCCTGCCAGCGGACGATCAGCCCGTCTACCGGCCGTCCTGCCCGTTCGGCCATGCCGGCCAGCAACTCCACCTCCTCGACGGTAAGGAACACCATGTCGTCATCGGATTGCGTGATGCGCGGCACGGTGACCTTTTCAATGGGGTTCTCTCCGATCCAGCCGTGCTCCAAGGCGAATTCCATGACACCGCCCATGACGACCTTGACGATGTTGCGGATGCTGCGTGGACTCAATGGCTTCGATTCGCGATCGTCCTGCAGTTCGGCGGGATACCCGCCTTCGGTGAGCTGCGTGACCCACTGTTGCAGTTCGTCGCGTTGGATTTCCCTCAGTGTGCGATCGCCCCACTTGGGATTGATGTAAACGCGCAATTCGCGGCGGTATCTGCCCAAAGTGCCCTGTTTGATATCCATCTTGCCGTCCGTCCATTCGGAGGCAACGTCCCGGAAGATGCGTAGTTCCTGCTGCGGGTCGCGGTATTTGCCGCGTCTGATGTCGTCCTCGATGGCCGCTGCGTATTCCTCAGCGTCACGGAGCTTGGCGAAGTTCCGTGATTTCTGGACGCGTTTGCCGTCTCGAAGCGTGTACCAGCGGCATCTCCACCGTGAGCCTTGGCCGTACAGCGCGGACCGCCATTTGCCGGGCACATTGGCTTTCATCGGATCCTTCGCATTGGCCAGCGACTGTTTCGCGGCCCTGCTGGGCGGGTTGCCGTCCTCGTCGTTTTTGAGCCATCTGTCGTCTACGAACGCTCTGGCCATGGTTGTCTCTTTCCGAGGATCCGCGCTACACTGTGCGTGGAACCTCATTTTGGTGAAAACGGAAATGCTGATTGTTGGTTCCTTGGGTTCCGTCCGACTGTGTTCGGGCGGGACCCTTTTTTGTTTCCCGTCGCGGTATGTGGACGCTGAGCTTCTTTTATTGCACGCACACGCCGGAATCGTACAACAGCTGCCGATAGTCCGACAGTACTTGGATGGTGACGCCCAATTCCACGGCCATCATCCACGTATTGCCTTCGTATATCTGCTCCACCATGCCATAGTCCACGGGACTGATCAACGCCAGCGCGGTCTCCCTGCGACACCGGCGCTCGCACTTCAACCCGTATTGGCTACCACAGCCTGGATCGTGGTGTTTCGCGTGGATGAGCTCATGGCACAGCGTGCAACGGCGCTGGCGCTGGTTGAGCCAGTCGGCCAGCAGAATGAGTTTGTGTCGATCGTCGTATAGGCCGCATATGTCACGGGGAAGGTCGCGTGACATGACTGACAGACCCATGGATTCCGCGTTCCGGTGAAGCTCCGCGATGGTCTTGTTATCCACATTCCTCTCTTCCGGAAGTATTGTTTTTCGAGAAGTACTTTTTTGCTGTTTGTCAAGTTCTGCTTGACAGTTGGAGTGTCGTATGTGATGCTTGAATCAGCTCATCTACCGAGTTGTAGAAGGAGTCTCCAGGGTCGCTGCGGCGGCCCTTGCTTTTTATTGAACGCAATTCCCGTTCAAACTTGACTGATCATATTCTTTCAGAAGTTTGTTGAAGCTATGATCATGGTCGACGTAGTAGGCGGTGACCAACATGCAGTAGCCTCTGTCCTTATGTGGTTCCAGCACGACTAGATACCGTTCTGATTCAATGAGGATATATAACCTATCGCGGCCATGCTTATGCTTCCTCCAGATTAATGGCGCATCACATACCTCATAATGGCATTGCGGACAATCCTTTGCGTTGTCAATCGTCTTCCGTGGAAACCTGATCCGCTCACATCTACGCAGATCGACATTCCTCTCGCCGGTTGTGTAGTCTTCGACGCTGGTGATGTGGAAAAACCCAGCCCATTTTCCGTCGGTCTCCTCTTTCTGGCGGCGTACGGAAACTCTGAGGCCGTCGAATGATGGATGTGAATCTATGAAGTCATGTCTGAAGATTGCATAAATCCTATCCTCATATACGGCAAAGTCTTCTATCGGGGATTTGGTTACGAGCTCCGGTGTCCAATGCGGTGTCATGCGTTCCGTCCTTCCCAGACGAAGATGTTGAACTTGCGCGTGCCCAAGGTCGTTGACTGGGTGAGTCGGAGCTTTGATCTCATGCGTATGTAGTCGATGATTTCAGCTTTCGCGCCTGATGGTTGGGGGATGGTCGTCCGGTTCGCCCTGCATACGGCTCCGTTGATCACGTCGGTGATTTGCATCATTTGCACTTCGTCTGAACGGATTGGTTGCACTTTCTTGATGCATTCGTGGTTGAAGTCGTAGTGGCTGTTTGCTAGCACTTCCTCCAGTTTCTCGGTACGTTGCGCGGAGTGCGTGTCCTTGATGTCCACGTACACGTTGTAGGTGTTCGTGGAATCGAACAGCCTGTTCAGCATGGTGAAATACATCTTGTAGTACCAATCGTTGTGTGACTGGGACCATGCCTCATGATTCAGACGTGTCTTCTTGGCCACCAGAACACGGAACCTCATGTCGTCATCCAGGAAGAAGCAGTTCAGCAAATCCTTGTACAGGTCGATTTTCGGCATGCTGGCCTTCGTCCACTTCACTTCCGTGCGTGCCTTGACACCGTAACGTGCCTTGATCTGGAGAATATTCTCTGTGATTTCCTGCCTTTTATCCTTGGGGATAATGAGGGCTCCAAGGACCATCACGTCGCTGTCGTCATGTTCCAGATGACAGCTTTCATCGCAATACAGGTTGTATTCAGTCATTTGCGTTCCTTTCACTCATCCGTGGCTCCATGTCTGTGGCCTTCGGAGACGCGTCGTCGGCTCGTCTCTCTTCTAGCTGTTTCCTGAGTGGTGTCTTGAGCTTGGTGAAGCCGATTGACATCAGCGTGAACGGGATGGCGAAGGTGAGCATGACGGGGCCGAAGAAGCACATGAGGATGGTGAACGCGGTCAGCGCGTACATCACCCAAAGAAGGACGTTATACGCCTTGTACTGGATTTCGAGCTGCTTCAAAGTCTTTGGGCGGGGCTGATGTGGCGTGCTGCCTGCAGATGAGGGAGTATAACTCGCCTGTTGATTGCTCTCGACAGTTGACCTCCGCTGCGGAGCGGTGTTTCTTTTCGTCTTCGGATTGATGGTATATGAGACGCCCTTTGCTACATGCACGGTCTTGCGTCCCCTCGAATTGACTGTGACCGGTCCCATCTTCACGGACGTGCTGACACCTCTTTTACCGATATTCACCCGGACGTTCTTGCCCAGGCTGATCCTGCGATTGACCCTGAAACCCATTATTCGTTCCTCTCACTCGTCGGGCGTCTCGGCTTCGAGGCGTGCGTTCGGATCCCTGTTTGCGGCCATGTCATAGTCTTCGGGGTGCGCGGCGATACGGTCGATGAGATCATCGGTGATCTGAGACTCGCGCTCGCGGGCTTCGTAGGCGCGGGCGGCTTCGCTGGAGATTGATCCACAGGCTGCCGCAACCAGTGAAAGAGCGTCCGGAAGCCCAAAGAGTGGAGCGAGTCTGTCTAACTCGCTGATTGCCCAACTTCTTTTACCGAGTACTCGGTCGCTGATATAGCCTTTTGATCGTCCTTCAAGGGCCTTGGAGAGGTCGGCCTGGGTAATGCCATTGGCTTCCATTGCTTGGCTGATATATTTGCAAATCACCAGATCGGTGCGTGTTGTACTGCTGTCCATAGCGATGACTGTATTCGAATTTTCGGGAAGTTACATCTTTACGCCGTTCGGCGTGTCTAATTTGCCATACCGAATACTCGGGAGTACATTGAAAGCATGTTCACCGAATATCCGGTAAACGTCGAATAAAGTCCCGAATATTCGGGGAATGGAGGTGATGTGACAAGCAATGAATACGTGACACAGGCAATAAAAGTCAGGATGGCTCGACTTGGAATCACTCAATCCGGCGTCGCCGACGCAGTTGGAATCAATCGGGTCGTCATGAATCGATACATGCGCAATCAACGGGAATGGCCGATTCGCGTTCTCGACAAGATTGCTCCGGCATTGAAATGGCAAGACGGTCTTGACATCTTCATTGCAGCAAATTCAGAAGAAAAAGAACCGCAATCGACGACATCAACCAAATCAAACCATAAGCAGTCGGCGCTCGCTGACGCATGAATCGAAAGGAGAATCCGAAATGAGCATCAATATTCCGGCCGAGACACCGGACGAATCCACGAACCCGATTTCCGTTGAGGAGTTCGAACGCCTGCACCCGGCGATGCTGGGCGCGATAAGGAAAGCCGTCCGCGAGGAATTGGAACTCTCTCACGCGGACGGCCGAACGTCAGCTGATGTTCAGCGCACGTTTGATCTTCAACTGGTCGTTCCGGATGTACCGCTGGTATTCGGCGATGCCCTGCACGGCATCGGCCAGCGACACGATGGCCTGCTGAATGTTTCCAGATTGTGCGTAGGCCTTCGCGTCATTAGCGGAATTCACTGGATCGCGTTGCATGTTATCACCTCCCTTCTTTGCGCGGGTCTGCTCATTCTCCCACTCGGCAGGAAGGCCCTCAAACGAAACACGTCGGAAAAGCAATCGGCGCTTACCAACGCATGAAAGGAGCAGGCGCGTGATGGATGACAAAGAGGTGTTCGCCGCATTGGCGGCGGCGTTGAAGCCGATGAACACAACGAAGGACATCGCGGACAACTGCGGCATCAAGGAAGGCACCCTGGCGTACTGGCGTAGCGCGGGCATCGGCCCGAAGTTCGTGAAGGTAGGACGAATCGTCATGTATCCGAAGGAGCAGATGATCGCCTATTTCGCGCAACACCTGTACCAGTGCACGGCCGAATACGAGGAAGAGGTAGGTGCGCGATGACCGACAACGACTGGCGTACCGATACCCCGTGGCCTGACCCATGGGAAGAAAAGGAGGACAAATGAACGCCATCCGCAAAGCCTGCGTCGAAGCGATATTCAGGGAATTCGATGACGAAGGCGACGCCATCCGTCCGGCCTATGCCGACGGGTGGAACGACATCGAAGCAAGGCGTTCACTCGGTCACATCGTCGGATTCATCGACATCGATGTGGCCGACCTCGTGGACATCGTCATCGACACCATCAACAAGGAGCTGATGTGATGAAGGCCCTTGCCCGCATCATCTTGCACCAGCTGCTGTTCGCGGTGTGGTTGCTGGCCATGTGTGTGCTGTATTGCACGCCGGCGTGCATGCACCCGATCGAACATCTCATCGCCGCGCCGTTCGCGGTGCTCATCCCCGCGGCCGTCATCATGCGTCGCCTGTGCTCCGAACCCCGCTTCGCGCGCTGGCTGGACGAGCAACGGCAGTGAAGGACTTGGACGGTTCCGCACACATTGCGGCATGGACGTGGTTCGTCATGCGCGGCCATGCCGGAACCGCCCGCGCGTCAAGGAAAAGACGTTAAAACCAGCCGGACGGGTCATCTTCTCTCTTCTCCTCCCGTCCGGCCTTCGCCGGGGCCCGCGACAGGATGCGGGCGCCATGGATCGGCGATAGGACGCCGGCGAACGGATGCGTGGTTCGACCCCACGCCCCGGCACGACATCAATTCAAAGGAGGCAAACGTTGCCAAGCAAAACACCAAGCAGACCGGAAGGCGAGAAGTGGTTCGAATGGCCGCTCACACCCGCCAGCGTCGGCATGACGGCCGCCGAACTGATCGGCGAACTGTATGAAACCATATCCACGCTCAACCGCGACCGGGGCTGGAACCTCACCATGGTCGCGCCGGCGCGCTTCGGCGAGATCGTCATCGACCGCGAGGCCGGATGCCTGCGCGCGAAATGCGCGTGGAAGGCCAAGGATCCAAGCCAGCTCGGCCCGGAACCGGCCGGATACGTGAGAGGGGAGTGACATGGCCATCGGGGAGACCGTCATCGCCATCGTCGGCAACCTCACCGCGGATCCGGAACTGAGGACCACCGGCCAGGGCGCGCAGGTCGCCAGCTTCACCATCGCAAACACCGCGCGCGTCTATAACAAGCAGACCGGCCAGTACGAGGATGGGGCGGCGCTGTTCATGCGCTGCTCGGCATGGCGTGACATGGCTTCGCATTGCGCGCAGAGCCTTGCGAAGGGCATGCGCGTAATCGCACAAGGCCGTCTGCAACAGCATTCCTACCAGGCACAGGACGGCACCAACAGAACTGTCATGGAACTGCAGGTTGACGAGATCGGCCCGAGTCTGCGCTACGCCACCGCGCAGGTCAGCCGCATCGACCGACGGCCGCAAGGTCCCGTCTATGGCAATCCCGCCGCGCAGACGCCGACCGTCAACACTGGAGCGGGCGGCTGGAGCCAACAGCCGACGCAGACACAGCAACCCGCCCAGCCTCCGGCCGATGATCCGTGGGGCGCGCCGTCGGACGACCAGTCATCATTCGGAGGTTTCGGCAAACCCGACACGGAACCGGATTTCTAAGGAGCAGCAATGAAAGCCAGCGAACAACAGGCGCTCATCCCGCAGGAGGCCACGCCCGACACACTCATCGACCTCATCGGCAAGACCCAGCAGGTCACCAAGTCCGCGGCCGTCGTGCTCAAGGCATGCCGCACAGTCATGGACACCCACACCAAGAAGGAGCACATCGACAAGTGGGGCGGCATCCACGCCATCACCGAAGCCGTGTACGACTGCGCGGACCTCGCGCAGCGCATCCTTGACGCGGGACTGGCCATGGAGAACATGTGCGCGAAGCCATCCACGTCACGGCAGATGATCCTCATCGACGACCTGCGCCGCAGCCTCGACATGGACGACGGCGACGTGGAGGCGACCGTCGATCCGGACACCGGCGAGATCGACTGAACCACAGGAAGGAGAAGAAGAGATGTGGTTCATCATCGACGACCAGATGGCCGACGACAGGCGCATCCGCCGCCTGCCGCTCGCCACCGTGGGCCTGTGGGTCAAACTCTGCGTCATCCACTCCAAGGGCATCTCGATGCAAGCCAAGGACCCGGCCGCGTACCCAGGCCACTTCGACAAGCTCGACCTCAAGGACGCCGGCGGCACCATGAAACAACTCCAGCAGCTCATCGACATGGGGCTCATGGAGGAGCGCGGCGGCGGCTGGAGGCCCGTCTACGCCGAAGGCATCTGCAAGGAACCCAAGACGCTCACCGAGGAACAGCGCGAGGCCCGGCGCAAAGCCGGAAGCAAGGGCGGACGGCGTAAGGCCGCCAACCAAAAGGCCAAGCAACCGTCTAGCAACTTGCTAGCAAACAGCCAAGCGAACGGAGAGCAAAACAGTGGCGAGACAGGTAGCGAAACGTCTAGCAAGTTGCTAGAGGACAGCCAAGCAAAAACATGGCATAAAACCGATACCTATACCGATAATCCCTCTCCGACCCCTCCCGCCAGCATCTCGAAGCAAACCGATACGCCGGACGCCGGCTTCGACCGTTTCGCCGAAGCCTATCCCGGATCCGTCGGCGCGAAAGGCCGCAAGACCGACGTCGAAGCCAGAGCCCTGTACGCGGCCATCGCCGGAAACCCCGTCGAACTCACCCGACTCCAGACCGCGCTCCGCCGCTACAAGCGCGCCGTCAACGACGGTCAAATCCGCAGCGGCCACATCCCACGGCTCAACACATGGCTCCGCGACCAGTGGAAGACCTGGGCGCCCGAACCAGTCCCGCCAACACCACGCCACAAGCACACCTGGAACTGCGAACACGTCCACCAGCTCATGGATCCGCATGAGGACGAATACGACCACACCGGAAGTCTCCGCAACGGCAACCCAAGCGAATGGTGGAAGGCATGCCAAGCGTGCGCAGACGAACTCAACAACCAAGAAACCAGCAAGGAGAAGCAATGAGCAGCTACCAAAGCAACCAGATCAAGCTCATCAACACGAGCCTGATCGACCCCCACCCCGACAATCCACGCAAAAACATCGGCGACGTGACCGACCTCGCCGCCAGCATCAAAACCAACGGCCTCCTCACGCCCCTCAGCGTCGTACCCAACGGCGAGCGCTACAGGGTCATCGCCGGCCACCGCAGGCTCGCCGCATGCAAACAGGCCGGAATCGTAGCCGTCCCATGCTTCGTGCTCCAGCTCGGCCCATTGCAGCAGTTGGAGGCCATGGTCACCGAGAACTGCCAGCGCGAACAGCTCACCGTGTTGGAGGAGGCTGACGCCATCCAGGGCATGCTCGACCTCGGAGCCACCACCGCCAGCGTCGCCCACCGGCTCGGCCGAAGCAGCGACTACGTGCGTGACCGCGCCAAGGCCGCCAGCATCAAGACCGAGGTCAGAGCATCCCGCGACGATTTTGGTCAGCTCACCATCGGCCAGCTCGTGGCCATAGCGCGATACGACGGCCAGCCGGACAGGCAGAAGGAGCTCGCGCAGGCGGCCGGCACCTCGAACTTCGACTACACTCTCCGCCGCATCGAACGCGACGACCGCGACCGGCAATGGATCGAATCGGTCGCCGCGCTCCTCGTGGAGCCCGACAACGGCATCAACCTCATCCCCGACCCCGAAAAGCCCTACAGCGACCCGGAATGGCGCTACGCCGGCTGCATGTTCCCATCCACCGGCACCCCCGAAGAAGCCATCGAGAAGATCCGCGAACAAAACCCAGCCGCCGTATCCATCCACACGGTCTCGCAGCAGGTCTACCTCTGGACCCGCCGCGACAAGACCGCCGACGCCGAAAAGGAAGCCCGACTCGCCGCCGAACAGGCCGAACGCGACGCCCGCCGGCACGCGCTCGAGGAATACGCCGCCGCATCAGCAGACAAGCGCATGACATGGCTCCACGCCAACCTCCACGGCATCAAACGCGACAAGCTCATCGAAACCACGGCCCGGCTCGGACTCCTGCAGATCATCGACCCCTTCCCAAACGGCTTCACCGACGCCCTCACCAGCTGGAACGAACACAGCGGCAGCCGCAAGGAATACGAGAAGATCAGCGGCATCGCCGCCGAAGACGCCCCCACGGCCGCGCACATCAGCCTGCAGACCGCCGACTGGCCACTGGAAGCCGTGACCATCCTCGCCGCACGCATCGAATGGTTCATCGACCCGACCGACTGGACCACCGTCAACGACACCAGCAGACGCATCACCGGCTACTACCAAATCCTCCAAGACCTCGGCTACACGCCCGCCGACGACGAAACCAGCCACCTCGACCAGCTCGCCGCCGCCATCAGCGAAGCCGACGAAAACGAAGAAGACGAGGAGAACAACCAATGACCAGGGAACAACTCGACAAACTCGCCCAACTCCTCACCGACACCGCCCAGACCGCCAGCACAATCGAACTGCGAGCGCTCGCCGGCGGCAGGGCGGATGACGGCATCGTGGCGTTGGCGGCCGGGTTGAGGGCCAATTGCACTTCGTGTTTGGTGTTGGTTGACGGTCTGATGCAGGAGGGGGTGCGTTGTGAGTGAGTTTGCTGATTCGAAGCGTGCCGCTTTGGAGCGGCAGGGTTGGCATTGCCTGCGTTGCGGTACGAACATCCATGATCCGTCATGCTGGCCTGGACGCTCCGGCCATCACCGTCAGTTGCGGCGTGCGGCGGATCCGGATGTGCGGCACAGTCCGGCCAACATCGTCGAGCTGTGCGGTTCGGGTACTACCGGCTGCCATGGGTGGGTCCACCAGCATGTGGCCGAGGCGGAGCGGCTGGGATTGATTGTTCCGTTCGGCGCGGATCCGCGTGATGTGCCTGTGTTCGACTGGGAGGGCCGGTGGATGCTGCTGAACATGGATGGTACCGCGACACCGCTCATGCAGACCGAAATCATTCTCCTCCGAACGAAAGGAAACCAATGATGAGCGAGGAAAAAGCCAAAGAGGACATGCTGCTGTGGATGGACGTGGAGACCACGGGGCTCGACCCGGACCGTGACAGGATCCTCGAGGTGGAAATGCGTTGCACCGACATGAGAGGCGTGCGGTGCGTCGGAGGTTTCCGCCGCGTCATCGGACTGAAAGGCCGCAAGGCGTCCATTACGGACGGGAACCTCGAGGCGTGGCGCATGCACTGCGCCAACGGACTGCTCGAAGGCGCACTCGACGCCGGATATACGGAAGCGGCGACGGCGAACGCGCTTGAGGAATACGTCGACAGCCTCGCGCGATCGTTCATCCTCCATCCGGCCGGCAGCAACCCGCAGTTCGACCTCGACTTCATCGGCCGGCTCTGCCCGAACCTCCCGCTGCACTACCACCGCATCGACATGGCCACCCTCCGCGACAGTCTCGGCGCCGCCGGCTGGGATGTGAAACCGGAAGAGGAGACGCCTGCATCCAGCGCCCACCGCACCAGCACCTGCCTCGACCGCGACATCCGCCAATACGCGGGCATCATCCGCCACCTCTCCGATCATCCGGTCCGATACGTCGCCACGGAAGCAGCAAGGTGATGAGCATCTCGGCAGTGATTCTCCTGCGCGCCGCCATCCTGATCGGCTGGATGGCCAACAGGCCATGAACCGTACCAACAACGAAAGGAACCTCGGAATGAAACAGACCATCAACCACATCTTCAACCGCATCGGCGACTGGTCCACCACACTGTTCACCATCGCCGCGCTGCTGCTCGTGCCGCACGCCATCATCCGGCCGATCATCGGCATCGGCCTCCACCACTGGATCCCCATCCAATGGCTCGCCCTGCATGTCCTGCTCATCATCCTCACCCTATGCGTCGCGCTCGCCGCCTACATCATTGCGGACTGTACCGCGCCGGAACCGCCGGAAACATATTGAAAGGAGCCATCATGGCAGACCATGAGACCATTCCGATCGGTCTGGAGACGCAGAACAAGGTGGCCGAAAAGGACGCCCAAGGCGGAAACGAAGGCGAAGAGCCGCGGTGAGCGTCAACGCCCCGCTGCACAAATGGCGGTCGGCCGACCCGACAATCCTGATCGGCCGCCGCTGCATCGCCCAAACCGACCAGGACGTCATCATCGACGGCCGGCTCGAACTCATCCGACATCTGGACGGCACCGCCAGCCTCCGCTTCCAAGGCATATGCCTGGACATCATCGACCACGATCCGAACACATGTTCCAACAGCATGAGCGACGGCATACGAAGCCTCGCCATCTACGGAAAGGAATGAAATGCACCACACAGACACCGTCAGAATCGCCACCAACCCACGCAAATGGCGCAGACCCGCACCCTGCCCGGCATGCCGCCAGTCACAGCCGCTCATCCTGACCCTCGGCGCCATCTACAAACTCCGCACACGCAAACCGGTCAACACCATCTACGGCTGCATCTGCCCCAACTGCCGGCACAAATGCATCCTCCACGTCGACGGCAAAAACCTCAAAAAAGCCATCCGCCTCTGGAACCACCACGCCAGCCACACGAAAAGGAACAACCAATGAGAAACACCATCTGCGCCGCCCTCACCACCATCACCCTCTCACTCTGCGTCGCGCTCGCCGGATGCGGAAGCGCGTCGGAGCCTTCCACGCCAGCGCATGCGGTCAGGTCCGTCGACTCGCAGTGCTCCGCCGGGGCCGACGTATTCACGGAATGCGTCATCACCCTGACCGACACGAGGCAAGTGGACTGCATCGTCTACTCGACGAACGGCAAGCAGGGCGGCCTGTCCTGCGACTGGAGCCATGTGAGCGGCGCGGACAAGGAGCCGGCAAGATGAGCTACAACGTCGTCACCACGGAAGGCGTCAGAACGTTCGAGAACATCGACGATGCCGGCGACTACGCGCAGGCCATGTCCTTGAGAACTGGCGAGCCGGCCAAGGTGTTCCATGCCGAGACCGGACTCGTCGCATTCACCGTCCGCCCAACCACGAAGGACACGAAATGAGAATCAATTTCAACAGCAAGGATGGCGTTTTCGCCATCAAAGCCGAAAGCGAAGAGGAAAAAGCCCAGCTCAAAACGTCGGCGGTCCCCCTCTGCAATCTCATCATCGATTTTTTCGATGGTGAAGTCCAAGAAATGAAGGCGGCGAAGGAATGAAACGCATCACACTCAAGGACACAAAATGAGCAATCGAAGTTATTTGGTGCCAAGGCCGCCAGCGTTCGACCATGAGCATCCCAGACCGAAGGAGGAAGGCGAGGTGCTGTACTGCGGAAATTGCTCAAAATGGTACGTATCATGGTTTCCTCTCACCGAAGTCAAAACCATATGGGGCCGCCGCCCCGAATGGTGGATACGCATCTTCCACCGCAAACCATACGAGACGATCATCCAGCAAATACGAAGGGAAACGAAATGAAAGACAGTGAAGCAGACATCGCCATCGGTGTGCTCAACAAACTCATCGACCAGGAACTCGAAGCCGTCCGCGCCGCGACAAGGGACGGCAATACCCCCTTCGTCGGCTACGCCCAGACCCGACACAACGCCTTCCTCTACGCCAGGGACGAGATCAGGAAGGCGCTCGCCGCAGCCGTGGATGAAAGGGGTGCGGGGAATCCGTTCCTGCCGCAGCGTGACGAGTTGGTCACGCAGGATATGCACACCTGCGATTTGTGCGGCCGGTGGTGTTCAAGTCCCGTCTATTCCATAGGCTCATCTATGGCGGCCAGGCGAAGACATTCACCGAGGTGTGCGCCGACTGCATGTGGCGGTTGAAGTTCAGCCCGGTCCGGACCATCTCGCTGGATGCCTACCGTCTTTTCGAGCAGTGGCGCCTGTCCCAATCGGAGGCCGACGAATGAAAGACCGGACTCCGCATCTGTGCCGGAACGCTCTCGGCACAGCCATCTGCGCCAGCAATGGCATCGGACCATCCCAGGATGCCGACCGGCGTATAGAGCATTGCGTCATCTGCGGCAGGTGGTGGAAGATCTACGCCGTCTCGCCGTACCTGACCATCTGGGTCGAAGTGCCAGCCTGGATGATCTGGCTGTTCTGGCACAGAATCTGGAAGACCGACCATAAATCATCCCACGGAAAGGAACCGGAACAATGAGCGAGGAAACACTCGAACCGCCACTGCCGCCGATCGACGCGCGCACCGAAGCCGTCGCCGAACGTCTGTTCGGACTCAAATGGGCGCTCCGCAAGGACTCCACCGAAATCATCCACGAGGAATGGCAGACCGCATCCGAATGGATCCGCGACGGATACGTTCGCCAAGCCATCGAAGTGCTCGCCGCCGCTGACCAAGCGCAACCCGCGAGCGCCGACGGAGGCGATTATAAGGAGCGGATGCGCGTCGAATACCGTGAGTTGACCGCTCGTGCTGGCAGGCTCAGGGGCATGCTGCAGCGGTATGCGGATGGCACGCTCGACTTCGAGCCCGTCTGTCCGATCGGTCTGTTGAGCAGGCAGCTTGACGTCATGGATGAATACGCCGTTCTGCTCCGCCATAGAGCCAAGCTCGAACACGTCGACCTTGAAGAACAGGACTCCGCCACCGAATAAACAAAGAACCCGACCTTCCGGCCGGGCTCTGGCATTACCACAAACCAGACTATCACGCCGGAGGGAATCGAACAAATGTACGAACCAACCAACGAATCTCAACCAACCACCACCAACACCACAACAAACACCAGCCAAACAACACCAGCGCTCGCCGGTGTGTGCCTCGTCTGCGGCGGAGGATGCGCTGTCGGCGACACCATGTGCGCGAGATGCGATGGGCTGCTCCGCGGCTGGCTGCGGGAATATCCAGCATGGTTGGATTCGCTACATGAGTTCCTGGACTCGACCGCGCACTACGGAGGCCGCCAGCCTGGACGCGTCAACCTTCCAGCCGCGCCGATGCCAATCCGATTGCCGGTGCTCGACCACATGCAGGCCATCGAGGATGCCGCAATCGCACTCTGGCGCCGGTTGTACGCTCCGCCCGCCATGCCTTGGGCGACCTATGGCATGCATCCGCCGCTGGTGGACATGCTGCGTGTCTGCGCCGGCAGTCCTCGACTGCGCCGCATGCCTGACATCGCCGACTTCTACCATGAGTGGGAGTCGATGGTTCGAAAGACGCTGGACATCATCGACGTGCCGCCTGCGAAACATGGCATCGGAAGATGCCCGAACCCGCTGTGCGGAGTCGAATTGACAGCGGCGGTCGGCGCGGTAAGCGTTGCATGTCCCGTGTGCGGCAACACTTATCGTGTGGTCGACGTGCGATTGGGGTTCCTGCGGGAGTGCATCGAATCGGGCAGGGCGTTCACGGCGGGGGAGTGTGCGGAACTGCTGCGCGAATGCGGGTTCCAGTGCAACACGAACACGATTCGCTCATGGCGTAAGCGCGGCAGGCTCCAACCGGTTGGTGAAAACGTGAAGGGGCAGCCGTTGTACAGGCTTTCCGACGTGCATGGACAGGTCGTGCGACGCGACTCGATTTGACAAAATCGAAAGTGCAACGCACAATTGTCAGTGGATTAGAGGGTTCAAACCGGAAAACGGTTTGAACCCTTTTCATATCCACCGATGGATTCTCCTAACTCCTTGGGTTATATCCCGTCCTGTCCGAACGGCATATCGGACACGCTCCGCCCACTCCCGTCAGAGTGGGCATACCTCAATGTGGCAGGCAAGCCAATCCCGTGCTTCCGTGATGCGGTGATGCTCAAATCCGCCTGCCGGTATGCCTTCGTAGGAATCAGTGGTAGATCGTACCGGCCGCGAGTCTTTATTGGATTCTCTTCCTTGTGGCCGCGTGTGGACGCGGGTTCGAATCCCGCCGAAGGCACCCATGAAACAAATCCGGGGTAGGGGTATTGACAATCCGGGAGGGGTATTCGCAGATGATGGGGAGCCCCTACAAGACACGGGAGTGTCCATATACGGGAGCCCCTATACCGGCATTCCAGCAAGCCAACGGCGAAGATAGTCGTCGGCAAATCCACGGCACCCCGGGGCTCATGCATGTGGGGAGGCCACATGAGCAAGCGGCGCAACGAGCGTGTCAGCAACGGCTGGCGGCGCAGACAGCTCAGGGCAAGAGTGCTGGCCGCATACGACGTGTGCGCCATCTGCGGCAAGCCAGTCGACAAGACATTGAAGACACCACATCCGATGAGCGCCGAAGTAGACGAACTCATACCGGTCTCACGGGGCGGCGATCCGTACAGCTTCACTAACTGCAGGCTCACGCACCGCATCTGCAACAGGATGAAGAGCGACAAGACAGACGAACACGCACGAGCGCTGCTGGCCGGCAAGCAGACCATCAAACCAAGCTTGATGCCGTTCAAAACGTTCGGCATCTGACCCGATACCAGGGCAGGGTACCCGGTCATACCCCCTTGGGGTAGCCTCGGGTGCAGTGCCGATTTCTCTCCGCGGATTCAAACGTCGGAAACAGGGGAAACAACGAAAGGTCGGAAAGCGAGGATTACGCCGATGAAGTGCGAACTCTGCGGCAAGGAATTCCAGCCTTCCGGCCACGGGCGGCCTCAGAAGTACTGTTCCAAGTCCTGCCGCCAGAAAGCCGATTATCGTCGGAAAAAGAACAGGCCCGCACAGGACCGGAACAGTAAGCCGCCCGTCAAAGCCGTGGAAACGAAACAGAAGCCGGAGCAGGATCTCGACCAGCGGAGCTTCGAACGGATGATGGACGGCAGCATGCTGGACATACTGCGAGACAACCGTGACCTGCTGCTCAAGGCCATGGCCGATCCCACGACGCCGGCGAACGCGCTGCCCGCGATCAGCCGACAGCTCATCGCCGTATGCGACCGCATCGAATCGCTCCAGGTCGGTGGCCTGACCGACCTGCTGGACGATGAGGAAGACGAGGTGACGGACGATGTCGGAGCGTCGATTGTCTGAAATCGCCAAGGTCCTCCGCCAGCCGGAAGGCATCGTCGGCAGCGAGTTCACGCGAATCAACAAAGCTGCGCGCAAGGCCGGCATCCGTTTCGACTTGTGGCAGCAGGGCTTCTTGTGGCTTCTGTTCGCCAAGAACGCGGAAGGCAAGTATGCGTGTGGCGCGGACGGCGCCGTGCTGTCCAGCTGCAGGCAGATCGGCAAGACCTTCACCGTCGGCACCGCGTTGTTCCTCAAGGCGATACTCACACCGAACCTGAAAGCCATCTGGACCGCCCACCATACGCGCACCAGCGACGAGACATTCGCGGACATGTGCGAGATGGAGCACAATCCAGTGCTCGGCCGGTACGTGGAACGCATTCGCAGAGCAAACGGCCAACAGGAGATCACGTTCACGTCCGGCAGCCGCATCATGTTCGGCGCCCGCGAAAACGGTTTCGGCCGAGGATTGCACAGCGTGGACGTGGCCGTGTTCGACGAAGCGCAGATCCTCACAGTGCGCGCGATGGACAACATGATTCCGGTTTTGAACACGAGTCCTAACCCCCTGGTCGTGTATATGGGCAATCCACCCAAGCCGGGAGACCAGTGCGATGCGTTCACGGAGAAACGCATGCATGCGCTGAACCATGACGGAAACCTCCTCTACGTGGAGCTCGCCGCCGACAAGGACGCGGATCCGGACGACCGCGAACAGTGGGCTAAAGCGAATCCCAGCTATCCGAAACGTACAAGCGAACAGGCAATCATGCGCATGCGCAACAACCTGTCGGACGATTCATTCCGTCGTGAGGCGCTTGGCATATGGGACGAGACCGCCACCGCATACGCCATCAGTCCCGACCTGTGGCAGGCCGCGGCCGTCGACGACGTGCCCGAGGGCGGCACGGTGAGCTTCGGCATCGACATGCCTCCGGACAGGAGCGTGCTGACCATCGGAGCGGCGCTACGATACGCGGACGGTTCGGCCATCGTCCAGATGGCGAACATCAAGGACGCGCGGCAGGCGGGAACCATGTGGGCCGTGGACTGGCTCGCTGAACGCTGGCCGAAGACCGCCAGCGTGGTCATCGACGCCCAGTCGCCCGCTATGAGCCTGCTGCCGGAACTGAAGAAAGCACATGTGAAGGTCATGGTCACGAACATGCAGGAGATGGGCCGCGCATGTGGCCGGTTCCTCGACATGCTCAAAGCCGGAACGCTCAAGCATCCGCGGGACGAATACCAGCCGCAGCTGGCCGCAGCCGTCAAGGGCGCGACCACGCGCCCATTGGGACAGTCCGGCGCGATCGCCTGGAACAAACTCGGCAGTGACATTGACATAACCCCGCTCGTGTCCACCACACTCGCCCTGTACGGGGCGTGCACGACGAAACGACATCCGGGAAGACGACAGGAGGTGATGGTCTGATGGTGTTCTACATGGCCGACGGCACTACGGTAAGCACGGCACCGAAATTCACCGGCAGCAGCTACCTCGATACCGCGAGCGGCAACATCGGCGCCATCCTCGGCGTCGACGACGAGGACATGCCCATCATCCACGAACTGTTGCGCGTATGGCGAGAGAAATATCCACGCAACCTGATCCGCGGAGCCTACTACGACTGCAAGGAACGGTTCAAGGACTTCGGAATCTCCATCCCGGACCAGATCAAAAACAAGGTCGAGGCGATGATTGGATGGCCGGAACTGGCCGTCCGCTCATTGAGCGATTTGAGCGACCTGGAAGGGTTCAGCATTTCCGGTGACGACACGATGGGTGTTGGCGACCTGTTCGAGGACAACCAATTGGACGTGGCCACGTCCGAACTGATCGTATCCGCATACAAGCATTCATGCAGTTTCCTGACCATCGCCGCAGACCCGGAGGATCCGGAACGAATCAGTATGATTCCGCGTTCCGCCGACTGGTCCGCGGGCATCTGGGACCGGCGCGACCATCGTCTGGCCGCCGCATTGACCATCACCGATGACGATAAGGACGGGCGGATATGCGCGTTCAACGTGTGGCTTCCAGGCAAGGTCTACGAATGCTCCGGCCACCTGATGCCATGGCGTGCGGAGAAAATCGAAACGAACTTCGATCAGCCGACGGTCGTCTCGCTCGCCTATGACAGGCAGATGGACCGGCCGTTCGGCCACAGCCGCATCAGCCGTTCGCTCATGAGCCTTGTCGATGCTGGATTCCGTACCGTGGTCCGCATGGAGGCGTCTGCCGAATTCTATTCCGTCCCCAAACTCTGGTTCATCGGAGCGAACAGGGACGCGTTCAGTAGCAACACGTGGAAGAGCCTCATCCAGGCGATCAACGCGATCAGTGCCGACGAGGACGGCAACCTTCCCCAATTGCAGCAGGTGCAGCAGGCGTCCATGACACCCCATTCGGACATGCTCAAGACGATGGCCATGCTCGTCGCCTCGCAGACCCGGGTGCCGGTCGACTACCTGGGCATCACATTGGACAACCCGACCAGTGCCGAGGCCATGGCGTCCGCCGAACGACGTCTGACACGCATCGCAGACAAGCAGAACGTGGCCTTCGGACGGGAACTCAAACGGGCCATGGGCATCGCCGTGGCGTTGCGCGAAGGCGCGAACACGATACCGGACTCCATACGCGACGTGCACCCGGTATGGGCACCGACAAGGGAGGTCTCCGATGCGGCGCGCGCCGACGCGTTCACGAAGATCGCCGACAAGGTCACCGGCTACGCCGACTCCGACGTCGGACTCGAACGCCTCGGCCTGAGCCGTGACGAAATCACGCGTCTACGCGCCGACCAGCGCAAGGCACGCGCGCAGAACGTCGTGGACCAGCTCAAGATCCGCGCGGCGCAAAACAGCCAGCAGCAGGAGGCGTCAGATGAATCTGAACAATCTGAATCTGCCTCCGGAACGCCGCAAAGCATTGGAACAGGTGCTTGACCAAGCATGGAAGGACTACCAGGACAACCTCACGAACCTGACCGACGCGGCTGCCGATGAAATCGAGACTGTACTGGAACGCGACCCGTTGAACGCGCGCGAAACGGTGCGTGAATACACGGCCGCGGCCAACCGCCTCGCCGACGACTATTATGCGACGGTACGCACCGCATGGGCCGAATACGCTGGCGTGACCATGCCAGACTTCGACCCTGGATCTGACCTGGAACCGGAACGGGTACTTTGGCAGGTCCAAGGCGGCTTCGCCAACACCGACTACAACGGATTGACCTACTCGCAGGTCATGGCAGGCCAGGCACGATCCGGCGCGACCATCGACGACCTGTGGCCATCATTCTCGAACATCGACGACGCGCAACAGTTCATCACCGACATGATCCGCACCGGCGCCCGATTGACCGAACGACGGAACATACGACTCGACCCCACGAAACCAAAATGGGCGAGAGTACCAAAAGGTCCCAAAACATGCGCGTTCTGCGCCATGCTCGCCTCACGCGGCTACGCATACACCAGCGAGGAAGCGGCAGGTGGCAAAGGCAACATCTATCACGCCGACTGCCATTGCCAACCCATGCCGAACTGGGGCAAACAGGTGCTCGCCGGATACGACGAAACCGCATACAAAGCCGAATACGAGCGAATGAAAGCGCTCGCCGACCGCGAATACGATGGAGACATTCTCAAAGCGTACAGGAGCTCTCCCGGCGTGTGCACGGATTCCGTGGTCCCCGAAGCATTGAAGAAGACTCCGGGCCGTCCGCCGAAGTTCGACGCGAAGCATCCGTTCAGGACCTTCCTTGGAAGCGGAAACCTGAGGGATGCGGTCGTGGGGACGAATCCGATGTTCGATGAGGGTCCGGAATACAGGAACAACTGCCAGCGTTGCGTCGTCGCTTACGAAATGCGCAGGCGAGGATACGCAGTCACCGCGATGCCGAGGCCGATGGATCCCAGGACAGGACTTCCGGCCTTGGACACGGACACTAACCGGTGGGGAAGCTCCTTTAAAGGCGATTGGCGGTCTTGTGGCTCCGATTCAGGTCTTGATGGCGCTTCGGCGCTTTTGGATGAATGGGGCAAAGGCAGCCGCGCGTTCGTCGAAGTGGAGTGGCTTGATGGAACGAGGCATGTCTTCGTCGCGGAGAACCTGAAAGACGGGATACATTTCATGGACCCGCAAACCGGGTCGATGAACGTGTCAAGGTATTTCGAAATGGTCAACCATGGCATGACACGTATAATGAGGGTAGACGATGCGGAACCTACTGAACTGGTGTTGAAATACTGCA